GATGCAATAAGTGTAGTCAATGGACAAGCGGCTTACACAATGCAAGTATCATCAACTAATGTAGTTCCTGAGTCTGCAAATCATATGCTGGTATCTTTGAATGGTATCTTACAAAAACCAAATTCATCATTTACAGTTTCAGGTTCAACAATTACTTTTGCATCTAATCTAGCAACAGGCGATGTTATAGATTTTATAATGTTACTTGGTAATGTTCTTGATATAGGAACACCATCAGATTCTACAGTCACAAATGCTAAAACAAATTTTGTATCAACATCAAGTGCGGCTGGGTTGCAAATAAAAGGAGATAATACTACAGGCGGAACTTTACAACTTAATTGTGAACAAAATAGTCACGGAATTAAATTACGATCTCCAGCACACTCTGCTGGTCAATCATATACTTTAACTTTTCCAACAGGAAATGTAACTGCTGGTAAAGTTTTGAAAGTTGATTCTGTATCTGGTTCAGGAACAACGGGAATTGGACAATTATCTTTTGGTGCGGCTGGTGGTATAACTGTTGCAGATCAATTTAGAGTAACGGCTGATATGACTTCTAATCAAGACCCTGTATCTTCTAATATTGAAAGAATTGATACTGCTGGACAAGGTGGTATTACAGATTCACAGATGTCAGTAAGTTCTGGTATATTTACATTTCCAGCAACAGGAATTTATTTAGTTGATGCTTTTGGAACAGGCACTATAAATTCTAGCGGTGATAATATAAGTTTAATGATATATGCAACAACAGATAATTCTAATTATAATCTGGTTGCTGCGTCAAATGATGGAACAAGTGGTAACGGAAATACTAATTGTAATTGTCACAGTTTTATTGATGTAACTGATACTTCTAATGTTAAAGTTAAATTTGCGGTTGGTAGTATAGCAAGTGGATCAAAATTTCAAGGTGTAACAAATTATAACCAAACTTGTTTTACATTTATAAGATTAGCAGACACATAGGAGATAAATTATGGCTAAAGATTATTTACAAGATGCGTTAAATACATTCAATGGTGGTATGTGGTATGGTTGGGAAACACACGACGAAGATGGTAACAAAATTCCTGACAATGAAAGAATGCAATATAAGTACATAAAAATTATAAAAGATGGTGCAACGATGCCAAGTGAAGATGAAGTAAATGAAAAAATACAAGAATTAAAAGATGCAGATACAGAAGCAGAAAATAAAAAAACATCAGGCAAACAAAAGCTAAAAGATTTAGGTCTTGATGACGATGAAATAAAAGCATTGTTGGGGGTCTAATGGCTCTACTCTTTGCTAAAAACAATTCTCTTTCAGCAGTAACAGCACTCCCAGCTTCAGTATCAGGTGGAGGTCTTAATTTAATATCTACTCAAACTGCATCAAGTTCATCTACAATATCTTTTACTTCAGGGATAAATTCTACTTATAAAGAATATATATTTAAGTTTTATGACATACACCCAGCAAGTAACAATGTTACATTTCAAGTAGGGTTTAGAGATGGTGGCTCAGATTATGATGCCACTAAAACAACTACATTTTTTAGAGCGTATAATTATGAAAATGGTTCTAGTACAGCTTTAGAATATGTAACAGCTCAAGATTTAGCACAAAGCACAAATTTTCAAAATTTATCAGAAGGAACTGGAAATGATAATGACCAATCTTGTTCAGGAACTTTAAATTTATTTGATCCTTCAAACACGACATTTGTAAAACATTTTTTTGCAACTGTTAATAGTGCACACGCAGTAGATCTCTCTGAGAATGTTTATGTAGCTGGTTATATAAATGTTACTGACGCAATCGATGCAGTACAGTTCAAATTTTCATCTGGGAACATAGATGTTGGTACAATAAAATTATATGGAGTAACCTAATGACTTTTGGTTTAGTAAAACACAATAATAATTCTATATCAGCTATAACAAGTGCTGGACAATTAACACAAGGTAAAATGACTTTGTTGCAAACGCAAACTGCGTCTAGTTCAGCATCAATATCTTTCACATCAAATATTGATAGTACATATCCTATTTATTTATTTAAGTTTATTAATATACATCCATCAGCAAATGCAAATTTAGAATTTAATGCAACAACTGATGGTTCTAATTATAATGTTGTTAAAACTTCAATAGCTTTTTTCAATGAACACGAAGAAGATGGGGGAAATGGTCAAATGGGTTATAGTGGTATTGATGAAGCACAAGCAACTGGTTTTCAACAATTAACAACTGGATCAAATCCTTGTGATGACAATGATGGTTCTATTGTAGGAACTTTAAAAATTTTTGCACCATCTGACACAACTTTTGTTAAACATTTTATTTCAAGAACAACTTTTATGGGTGAAAATGGTTCAGATCGTTCTACTAATAGTGGTTATGTTTCTGGGTATTTTAACACTCAATCTGCAATAACAGGTTTTCAGTTTAAAATGAGAAGCGGAGATATTGATTCAGGTTTAATAAAATTATATGGTATAAAAGGAAGCTAATGAGTATTGTAAAATTAAATAACAGATCAGTAAAAGACATAACAGCTTTTGGTTCAATATCTTCTCTTGGAAGTCTTACACATATTGCAACACAAACAGCTTCATCATCAGCAAGTATTAGTTTTACATCAGGGATTGATAGTACCTATAAAGAATATATTTTTTATTTTGTAAATATGCACCCAGCAACTGATAATGTTTATTTTGAATTTCAAGGTAATGCTTCTGGAGAAAGTGGATTTAACGAAACTATAACAAGTGCATCTTTTTATGCACAACACAGAGAAGATGGAAGTGCTACTGCTCTTGAATATAGAACAGGCGAAGATCAAGCACAAGGAACAGCATTTCAAAGATTATGTGAGGGTTTAGGATATGACAATGATCAAAGTTTAAGTGGTTACTTACATTTATTCAATCCATCTAGCACAACTTTTGTAAAACATTTTATAACACAAACAAACCAAGTTAGATATAATGATAGATTGTACAATTTTTACATAGCAGGATATTTTAACACAAATGCGGCTATTGGAGAAATTCAGTTTAAAATGAGTTCAGGAAATATAGATAGTGGACAGATATTGCTATTCGGATTAAATTAACATAAAAAGGATATATTATGCCAAGATATAAATTAGTAAATGGGGAACGAATCCAGCTTACTGCTGAAGAAGAAGCACAAAGAGATCAAGAGGAAGCTGATTGGGAAGCTGGTGCGTTTGATAGAGCAGTAGCAGATTTAAGACAAAGAAGAAATGCTTTGTTATCTTCTACTGATTTTTATGCTTTATCTGATGTTACAATGTCAGATGAAATGAAACAATACAGACAAGACCTTAGAGATATAACTGATGGTCTATCAACAAAAGAAGAAGTAGAAGCAGTAGAATTTCCAACTAAACCATAAGAGGTTTTATGCAACTTTCAAAACATTTTAAACTAGAAGAATTTGAAAAATCAATGACGGCTACTCGAAAAGGTATTAAGAATAAAGCTGGATCAGGAGAAATAAAAAATCTTACTGATCTTTGTTATGGAGTCTTAGAGCCTGTTAGGGCAAAGTTTGACAGGCCTATAACTATCACTAGTGGTTATCGCAGTCCTGAGTTATGTGAAGCAATAGGTTCAAAAGCAACATCGCAACATACTTGTAACAGAGGTGCGGCCGCAGATTTTGAAATAGCTGGAGTTTCTAATCTTCAAGTAGCTCTTTGGGTTCAAAATAACACAGATTTTGACCAGCTAATTCTTGAATACTATACAGGCGAAGCAAATTCTGGGTGGATTCACGTATCATATCACGAAGGAAATAATAGAAAACAAGTCTTAACTTTTGACGGCAAATCATATACAAATGGTTTACCAGACGCTAAATGGTCTGGTGGCAAAATGACAAATTAAGGAGGATATTATGCCATATCATTACGGAGGAATGAAGAAGAAGAAAAAGAAAAAAGCAAAAAAACCAAAAATGGGTAGAAGGAAAAAATAATGGTTAAAGTAGCATCTATTAAAAACATTATCAAAGATCTAAAACCAAGACAAAAAAAAACGATGAGAAGACACGCAGTTCATCATACTTTGAAACATATGAGGTCTATGGCTAGGTCTTTAAAAAATGGAAGTACGTTTGCTTCTGCACATAACAAAGCAATGAGAACAGTTGGGAAATGAACGGATTTACAACAACGTCTACATTAGCAGAAATGATAAAAAGACGAATGCGAAAGAGAAGAAGAAATGTCAAAAAAAAGAAAAAGAAGAAAAGTTCCAAAAGATAAACGTACAGGATTACCAAAGAAATATCTTGCTGGTTTATCTGGTAGTAAGAGATCATCTAGAGCAAGTCTTTTAAAAACAATGTCAAGAATATATAAATCAGGTGGAACAATACCAGCTTATATGTTTAGACAGAGGGTAAAATAATGGCAAGAAGAAGACCTTTATCAGCAAGAGTACAAGCAACACTTAGAGCTAAAGCAAAAAGAAGAAAAGGTATTACTTATGGTACTTTAGCAAAAGTGTATCGTAGGGGACAAGGTGCATTTTTGTCTAGTGGATCTAGGCCAAGAACATCAATGGCCGCTTGGTCTATGGGAAGAGTAAATAGTTTCTTGCGTGGAAGTAGAAAACACGATACAGATTTACGTAGAAAGAAAAAAAGAAGATGAAAACTAATAAAGAAAAATTTGTAGAAATAGATGGCAGAATAAAATTAGTAAATCAAAAAATAGATTTGATAATTAAAAACCATCTTCATCATATGAAACAAGATATTGATCGTATCTTATATAGTTTAGGTGCGATTGGTTTATTGGTTATAGGACAACTTCTTTACATTATCTCCAAATAGTTGTACAAGTTTAAGTATGGGTTTCAAACGTATACTTGTAATATCGGATATGCACGTGCCATTCCATCATAAAGATAGTATGGCATTCTTACGTGAAATAAAAAAACAATACAAACCAGATTTTGTTTGCAACATCGGAGACTTATTAGACTTTCACGCTATCTCAATGCATTCACACGATCCAGATTTATTTTCTGCTGGACACGAATTAAGAGAAGCTAGAAAACACGTCAAAGAATTAGAATCGATATTTCCTAAAGTTACTGAAGTAGATAGTAATCATTCTAGTTTAGTTTATCGTAGAGCTTTAAAGTTTGGAATGAGCAAAGAGTTTCTAAAAGACTATGGAGATTTTTTAGGTACAAAAAAATGGAAATGGGTTGACGATTTAACTCTTACTATGTCTAATGGTCAAAGATGTTTCTTTACACACGGCCGTAGTGCAGATGTTTTAAAGGTATCACAGACTATGGGACTTTCCGCAGTGCAGGGACACTATCACACGAAATTTCTAGTGTCTTGGTGGGCAAATCCTGACAACTTATTCTTTGCTATGAATGTAGGTTGTATGATTGACCAAAAGTCAATGGCATTTAATTACGCAAAAAATTTTAAGACAAGGTTTATTCTAGGTTGTGCAATAATTGTCGAAGGATATCCCAGATTATTACCAATGGTCTTGAACTCTAAAGGAAATTGGATTAAAACACTTGTATGAGTTCTAATAAGCTAAAAAATACCCTTTTAAAGAGCCATAGAGCAACGCACAGTAACGATTCTGCATTTTCTGACCAAGTAGGTGGAGATTGGTATAAGAAGCTAAAAATTCAGCCTTTAGATTATGCGATGGATAATAACCTTAATGCCTGTCAAACAAAAGTGGTTAAGTATATATCAAGATATAATTTGAAACATAAAACTATCAAAGATCAAATAAAAGATTTAGATAAAGCTAAACACGTTATAGATATGTTGATAGAGAAAGTTAAACAGAAATAATATGTGGTTAAGTGCTTTAAAATTAGGAATGAATGCGGCAACGCATATTTATAAAAAACGTCAAGAAACAAAAATGCGTATGGCAGATGCCCAGTATCTCCACGCTGAAAAAATGGCAAAAGGCGAGGAAGCATATCAAGGTAAACTTTTAGAAGCAAGACAAAATGATTATAAAGATGAAGTAGTTTTATTTATTCTTACTTTACCAATATTAGTTTTAGCATACGGAGTTTTTTCAGACGACCAACAAGCTATGGATAAAATAAATCTTTTCTTTGAACACTTTCAAGCCCTTCCTACGTGGTTTACTAATTTATGGATTCTTGTCGTGGCGAGTATTTTTGGTATTAAAGGTACACAGATTTTCCGTAACGGAAAAAAGTAATCGTATTTCCCTTTAAAAAAAAGTAATATAGCATTATGATTGATGCAGTTATAACAGATTTAGAATTAGAGTTACAAAGTCCAGCTTCACCTTACGGACATTTTGTTGCTTTTAGATTTATAGATACAAGGCCTATGTTTCCTAAAGTTTCAGAAATGGTTAAACAAGTATTAGATAGAGAAGATGTTATATTAATTGATTTTAATTATACTTATAAGACAATAGACGAAAACACAGATATAAGAGATTTTGAAATAGTAAGACATTAATATGAGGGGATTGCTCCCCTCACAGTTCATATTTATTGACTTAATGAATTAAACTGTAAATTTTGTTTTACTTCAGTTTGTAAAAGCATAATTTTAGTTTTTAATTTTTCCCATTCAGTCTTAGTTTTCATATGTTTAGTTTTAGCAAGATTAAGTTCTGTTATCAACTCTCTCATCATATCGTCAATAGCAATAAGATGTTTTATTTCCTCTGCTGATCTTTTTTGAACATCTTCTTTGAAACTAATGAAAAGTTTTGCATAATGTAACTTAACATCATCTTCAAGTCTAACTAACTCGTCGTAGGCCTCTGTAAATGCTTTAGACTTTTCATCTAAAAGTTTTTCTATACGTAACCTATCGAAAGTAAGAGCATCAATATTAGAACTAACCATTACTCGTATGTACTTTCCCCTAACTCACTTTCATATTGATTAGGGTCGAAATCAGTATTTGGTTTTTGTAACCACGCTTTTTCTGATTGTGGTAACTGATCGTCCATATCATTATTATGATTAGGTTGTCTTGGTTGATTGAATTGAGGATTTTTCTTAGTTTTATCATAATAAGGGAAAAGTTTCCACCCATTACTACGATTATCCCAATAACCTTTTCTAACAAGATTTTGGTTTTCCAACTCTACTACTAAAATACACCCATCTTTTTTTGTAGATATTATCTTAGCAGTTCCTCCGCTACCATTATTATTATTGTTACTAGTGTAACTTTGTTTTTGGTAGCTTCCTTTATTGTACTGTGGTCTATTATATGCCATCAGATTCTCCTTATTGTTATTTATATTCACTTACTTTCATCTGCTCAGTAATAAACTTTGCACCTAAGAAAGCATTGAACATTGGTTTATTTAAAGTCATAGGAGCTATTTCAGGTTTCTCATCAGTCTTACCTAATCTTAAACAAAACGCCTTAGATATACTGATTCCTGTTTCTTCCTCATATGCCTCTTTATATGCGTTGGCTTGTAACTCATAGCCAAACGATATTCGGTTACTTGTTTTGATATCAATTAAAACGTAGTTACCATTTTTGTCTTTAACAACAAGATCAAGAGTTCCAACATAACTATGTTTTTTGCTTAGAAGTTTTTTTTCTACTTC